CCTTGGCAAGATACTCCGCGTCCTTGTTGCCGGTGATGCCCGGCTTGCCGCCGTCCCTCAGTTCAGCCATTTCCCGCGCGATGTCGGCGTCAAGTACGCGATCACGTAATGCGTGGATGAGATGAGGCGCTTTGGCCTGAATCTCGGCAAACATATCGCCGATGTAACGAGCCTCGTAAGCGAGGTTGAGCGCGCCCACCGAATTGCGGCTGTTCTCAACGCCTTTCGATGTCCCCTCCAGAACTGCGAGCAAAGCGCGCTTTGGCGTCAGGCCGGCAGCAAGGAAGCCCTGCAATGTCTTGTCCAGCCGATCACGCACGAGAATATTCAACGCGGCGTGACGGCGCTGCATGGCCGCAGCAATCTTGGTCCTCTCAGCTTCGCGTTCGGCGAAGGATTTCAGCTTATCCCCAAGATTGGTGATGTCGCCGCTCGCCTGGAGGCTGGCCTTGTATTCGGCCATGCGCTGGAAAGCGGCCTCGATCTCCTCGCGGTTAAGCTGTTCACCCGATGCCTTGTTGGCGGCATTGAAGCAATCGGCTCCCATCTTGTAGCGGATTTTCAAAGCAGGCACCCCGCTACTGACTTGATGGCTTCAGCGAAAGCGGAGCCGGCGTGATAATCGGCCTCAGCCTGAGCGAGAGTGGCGGCATCGTCCGGTGTCAAGCGGCCCTCGGCAGCGAGTTGCGCCACTTCGGCTTCCTCTGGGAAAGCACCGGTCGCAGGATCGACACTATGTTGGGCGGCAAGCGCCTTGACATCTTCCGGCTTGGCGATGGAAGCTTCGGCTTGCTTGAGTCCTTCCGGGCGCGGCTCTGGGGCTGGCTTGGTTGTATCGACAGCCACAGGCTGGTCATTCTTGCGGGCAATGCGCACCAGGTTCTGGTCAAAGACCACGATGTTATGCGAGCCGTCACCAGCATCGCGCGATGATGCGTCCAGATATTTGATGCCGGGGATGCCGGCATTCATGAGATCGGTCGCATGCGTATTGCCAAGGCCATATTCGACATATTCGCCGCCCGTCTTATTGGCAAACTGCTCGAAATTGGCATCGCCCATCTGCTTGCGGAGTGCATCCTGAACGAATGGAGACTGTTCAGAAAGGGGCTTATCCCAATCGAGCAGATGGTCTTTTGAAGCCCGGATGCGAACCTCGTAGAGATTTCCCGGCTGCGGCTGAGACAGAAACCGATGCGCATCGGCATACACAGGGTTGCGCATATTATCGACGCCCGGCGCGGCTGGCTCGAACTCCCGGTCAAGCTGCCTCAATGCTTTGGCGAAGTCGCCACCATTGGCGTCCAGAAGGTCGCGAACAATGCTCCCCGCCTGCGGGTTGTCGACAAGCATGGAATCGACGCCAAGCTTCTTCTGATAGCCCTTGGCAATGTCGGCATTCTCGGCGAAATACAGGCCACGACCATAAGCCTGAGCGCCCTCCCCAGAGCCGATATGCTCGGTAGCAAAGGCAGAAAAATCATGCGGCGAACCATGATAGGCGGTGATCTCGTCCGCCACCCGCGCCAAAGGCTCCGTCGCATTAGGCGACAGATTGACATCCTCGCCCCGAACAATCGCATCAATGCCCTCATTCAGGGCAATGCGGCTCTCCATGGTGGTCTGGAGAGTCGATAGGCGCTGTTCTGCCTCTGCCATGCGACGGGCGTCGATGCGCGCTCCTATGGCGCCGTGGATGGTCCCGAAGGCCGAACCAATAAGCCCTGCCGTTGCGATCTGCGAAATAAGCGCCTGCCACGAAACATCGTCGCCGAGTTGAGCACGAGCATCGGCAGTACCAATCCCGAACAGAGCGGTGTTTGCTGCGGCATCCAAGCTGGCAGTTAGCGCCTCGCCGCCGATCCTGCCGAAGCGGCCAATCGCAGCCGCTTTGACCAGCGGCCCGCCGACCGGGACATAATTGATCGGATCAAGAGCCTGGCCCGCCATCGAGCCGAGAAAGGCAGCTATCGGTCGCTTCTGCGCATAGAACTCGCGCACCTTCTTGGCATCATCCATCGCAGCCAATGCGGCGGCCCGCGTCTCCGTCATGCCGGGATCGTAGGGAATATCCTTTCGAAACGACGGGGACGCCCTGTATTGATCCTCCGTAAGCGCCCCTGCGTCCTGCCGGCGCTGTTCAAGCTGGGCCGGCGTATCGCCCCATGTGCCCATAAGCGCATCACGCATGCCGACATTGGGCGGGGCATAGACATCACCAGTTCCGACAACGGCATTGCCGTTCTGATCGACGCCATCCTGGACCGGGGCTTCTTCCGGCAAGGCCCCACGGCGCAAGACAGTGCCGAGACCGAAGCTCTCCAGCGCACCGCCCTTGCCCTCCTCGAACAGCGTCGAAGTCAGGCTGAGCGGTTGGCTCATTGCCGAGTCCAGAAGATCAAACTTGGACAGCCCGCTATAGGTCGGGCCGCTCATCGAATAGACGCTCACTGGCCCATTTCCCGACGCATCTGGTTAAGCTGCTGAGTGTCGGCGCCAGTCGTGCCGAGATTGCTTATCGGTCCCTTCTGTGCCGGCGGGAGGTTGCCGGTGATCTTGAAGATGATAGGCGCCCCGCTTTCGTCCGAGACTGCCTTGTCGGTGTAGGGATCGATGAACACATAGCCATCGCCGGAATTGCGGAAGAAGCCATTCGCGATGATGTTCGGAATGTGGTTCGCGGCGGCGGCGCCAATGATGGCAGCCGTTCCGTTGCTACGATTGTCGTAGTACCTAGCCTGGGCTTCGTGCAAAGCTTGCGCATATGCATCGGCATGCTCTGGCGTGTCGAAAACCCCCAGGTTCTGGCCGGTCTTGTGGTACAAGTCTATCGCCTGCTGGTCCGATAGGATTTTACCGTCAGGCGAAACGGTCGGCACCAAGATTTCTTTGCCGTCTTCTTCAAACGACATGGAACGCACGGTGCTAATTGTCCCGTCCGAATTCTTGACAACTGGCCGCTTGGCCAAGTCGATGTTGCCGGCCTGGACTTGGCCGGCTGGCGTACCTGCTGGAGCCGGGCCGGGGAGTGCCAAGGCCTGTTTCAGCGCCGTTTCGACTTCCGGCAGCTTCGCCGACAGTTCGGTAATGACCGCGCCCCTGTCCTGATTGGTCGGGACAAGGATCTGCATGTGACCCTGGTTCACCACCTGAACGTCGCCATAGAGGTCTTTCGACACGCCCGCGATGGCCTGGTCCATCGTCTCACCGTTGCGAAGGCGAAGATTGACGGCGTTGTTGATGAGCTTCGAATCCCGCTGGGCTCGGGTGTAGTTCTCTGCCGTGCCGCTGCTCAACCCATAGTAGATGTCACCGATCTGGCCCTGGTCCATGATTTGCTGCTGCACGGCCTGATCGATATCGCTGGTCTTGATGTCGTTCGGGATTTTGCCGGCGAGTTTCGAGGGATCGACCATCGCGGCCTGGAACAGGCGATCAGCCGCCGCGCTATCGCCGCGAGACAACGCCTCGAAGGCACCCTGGGTGATGTCGGGAAGTCCTTGGGCAACCATCTGGTTAAAGAGCAATTGCCGCTGATGCGGGTCTTTCGTCGCCATGACAATGCTCGCGACGGCGCCAATTCTGTTGGCCTGGGGCTGGGTTTCGTCCTTGAAGATGTTTACCGCGTTGCCGGCTATCTCTTTGGGCAAGGGTTGGACATTCTTGATGCCAAGCTGCTCCTGCGCGATGATGGAGGCATTCACCGCGTCCGTGTAATTGCCAGCCGCCTGAGCCTGCTTCCACTTCTCATCAACGGACGGAAAGACAGTGCGGGCTACCGTTGCCCCGTCTGCCTCACGCGCCTTGATGGTTGCTTCCTGTGCGTTGACCAGCGTCTCGTATCGCTTGGCCTGAAGTGCCGCGTCATCACCCGACGAGGTGGGCTTAGCGGCGTTGACCATCTGCTGGATATCGCCCGCAGACATGGTGCGCATGTCGTAAGCCTGTTTGCTCGTCTGCATCGAGGAGACGAAGGCATCGTAGCGTGATGCGCCTTCCTGCGGACCGTAGGCGTCGAAGAACTGCTGCTGTGTCGGCGTCGCGCCCGTATACTGCCCGGTGGAAAACATGGCGGCAGGGCCATTGGTGACGGCTGTTTCAATGTCAAACTTGTTGTCTGCCGCAATCTTGTTGCGGGTTGCGTCCGCCTTGGTCTGGACAGCGTATTTCTCTTCAGGCGAGAGCGTGTCGTAATAATCCGGGTTCTCACCGCCGCCGGCCTGGCGAGTGGCAGTAGCCATCCTGGCATCGGCCCAATCCTTGACCTCACCAGCCGTCTTGCCTGCGAGGATGGAACGATTGGCAGCAATGGCCTGCGGGCTGAAGATGGCGCTTACAGGGGTGTTCGCTGGCGCCTTGGCGAGCTTCTCCGCAACCCCGTAACCGCTGAAATGTGCAAGATAGACTTCGCCCGGCGTGGGCTCGCGGCCAAGGTCTCGCCTCAGCCCGGCGATATTGTCAGCCGTCAACCGTGCGCCGGCATCCGCATTCGCTTCCGCGTCGAATTTGTTGCGCAGATGGTATTGGTTCGCCGTGCCGTCCACGAATTGAAACAAGCCGCCGGCTGAAGAGGAACTTGACTGAGCGTTCGGGTTCAACCCACTTTCGATCTGAGCGATGCCGAGGGCGATGCTGGGGGGCACACCGTACTGCCGGGCCTTAGCAGCGATCATGTTGCCGATGGCGCCGCGCGGTCTTTGGAACGCGTCAGGGTTGGTTTCGGCCTCCAGTTCGGCCCGACTGAAATTGGCCTTGTTGATATATAGCTCCCGGCGCGCTTCAGCCTGGCTTGGGTCGAGCAAGCCCGACGCCTGTCCTTGCTGAATAGCCCCGGCGATGTCCGCCTTGGCCTTGGCCCTGACATCTGGAGGCGTGTTCGGATCGACATAGAGCCGGCGATTGGTCTCCAATGCATTGTCGAAGGCGGCCGTTTCGGCTTCGCGCTGCATCGTGACGCCATGATCATTGATAGCGTCGTTGACGCGCAACGCGTCCGTGCCAGCGCTGAGAGACCAGCGCTCGCGCATCTGCGGGTCTCGGATCAGGTTTGCCGCGTTCTCGACGACTTCGCTGGTCTGCGCCGGAGCCCGCTTGTTGTAGGTCGAATAGTCTGGGTCATATCGGAAGTCGTTCTTTATTCCGATAAATCCCTTTTCCTTTTCGGCTTCCGCGCGTGCAATATCGACTACGTTCTGCTGCTGGCGCCGTTCAGCCGCGATCCCTTGGATATCAGCCCCGAGACTGGCGAGCCCCCGCCCGATACCGCTCGTATCGATCTGGGCTATCGCCCTGCCGGAGCGAAGGTTCTCCGGTCCGCTCAAATCGAGCTTGGATGGAAGGCGCGCCATCAGCCGAACACACCTGACTTAGCCATGCCGCCAGCCATGGAGCCGAAGCCGCCCAGAACCGAACCAAGCAGGGATGCATTGCCCGACATGCGGCGAGCCTTAGCGCTGTCCCTCAGCCCCGCCGCTCGGGAGTATCCGCCGTACATGGCCGTCTGCGCGTTGTAGTCGGCCTCTCCCGCCGTCTGCCCCATGAGCTTGACGATGGTGGGCGCGTCCGTGCCGGCACCCGCGCCGGATGCAGCTGCAAGGGCCTGTGCGCGCGAGTTGAGGATTTCCCCTTCCTTGCGCTTGGCGATGGCGTCGCGCTGGGCTGCGGCAACCTCTTCCTTGGCTTTCATGTCCATCTGCGCGGCTTCGAAGTCGGCGGACTGCTTTTCCGCAGCCCCGGCCGCTATCGTCCCGGCGCCGGAAAGAACGGAGCCAAGCGCGCCAAGGAGTTCCAAACCGGACATCAGGCCGTCACCCAACTTTGCATCGGAAAACCTCGTTGCCGTTCTCGGTGGCAAAGAACTCGAACCCCGCCAGCTTGATCAGCCTTGGCGCGGTTTCATATTGCGGATCGCGGATCGCGTAGACGTAGCGCTCGCCCAGCTGAGCGGCCTTCTTCATGAACTTGCGCGCCATCGACAGGATGGGGCGCGCATATTCCGGTTTCGGCGCAGTTACGGTGAACCATATCCAGCACCGGTCATTGCCCCATGCCAGGCCACCGGAGCCGACAATGACATCATCATCCACTCCGACATAGGCGATTGCCGGCCAGTCGATCTCAATGTCCAAGGCCACCGCAACGCTGTACGGGTCGGCGTGGTGGATTGTCAGCATCAGCCGTTGGTGGTCACGCCGATAACAAGAGATATTAGAGTCATTGTATTTGGTGAGGAGCATTCGACACAGACGCGACTATCGGTATTCCACTCGCCAGGAAAGACGAACGGCTCTTCGTCATCGACATCGCTCAAGACGATGGCCTGGGCCGTGGTGAACCCCTGTTGTACCGGAAGCGGGAACAATGGGCGCTCGGTATTGTCGAACTGTGAACCGTAGCGAACACCAGCCCTGACGAAATCCGTCATGACCAGGCCGAGCTCATCCACCTTCTTCTTCTGGAGCATCGCCGTGCCGCCAGCCGCGCCGTATGCCAGCTTTGCCGATTTGTAGCGAGCGGTGTACGGAAGGCCGGCTACCCAATTCGTGACCGCCGCACCGAGCGTGATGTTGCCGCTTCCGTCCACGGTATAGGTATTCGGCGTGGTGTAGCCATCTGCCCCAAGCGTCACCAGCGGTGCGCCATCGGCCCAAACCACCACGCTTTCCCCAATCAGGTGCGTACCAACGGCTATGGTAGCCGATGCCGGGGAATTGATGCCGTGAGAGAAGGCATCCATGACCTTGCAAAGCGTCGTGGGCTTCACTTCGCTATCCAGCGCCATCTTCTCGATATAGCGGACTGTCGAGCCGTTCACGGTGCGGTTGACAACGAAATAGGTCCTATCCTGGTCATCCGCAGGGAGAACGGCAACGCTTTCGAACTCGCCGTCCGTTTCCATGGGGATGAAGGCCAGCACCTCCTCCAGGGGCTCATAGACGACACAAACGCAGGACCCGTCATTGTTGATGACCCAGATGCGGGTATCGGGTCGGCGCTGAACGGCAAGCGTCTTGATGCCGGAGGTGAAGAGGTCAGTCGCCAGCTTGCTCATCTGCGTGGCGTTGTAGTCCGAACTCTGCCCGTCAAAAGACAATTCGAACAGCGCCTTTGACGAGCGATCGACAAACAGGCCCCTGGTGTCCACACGAGCCGGGTCGATTGAAGATGCGCCCGTGGAAGACGAGTCCTTGATGGAAAGGTTGGTAGGCGTCAGTGGTTCATCGAAGGATGACGACTTGACGGTTGAGACAGCCCCTTCCGTGCCCACAAGAAGCCGCTGGAGGGCAAGCAGCCATTGCGTGTCATTCACGCCGCCCGTGGCTATGGAACGCGAGATAGGCCCGCTATCGCCTTCGGTAGCATCATCGAAGTCTTCGAAGCCATCGGAGACCGAGCCCCACAACCTATCAGAGCCAGACCACCACAGACGACCTTCCGCAAAGCTCACGGCAGAAGGCCATGTTTGGGCGGCCGACCATTCGCATTCGCGCCAGTTGTCGGTAGGATTGGTGCCGTGCAGCGGAGACAGGATTTCAACATCCACTGACGTTGAGCTGTTGAACGCCGTCACGCGGCAGATGCCGGAACCCGCACTCGCGCCATAAGTCACGTTGATGGTTGCAACACCTGATGTGTAGGTCCCCTCTTCGAATCCAAGCCGATACCAGATGATGGCATTGTCGCTGTTATCGTCGTTATTGGTCGATGCCAGGTTTGTGGTGATGTCGATGGTGGATGAGCCATGCTGATAGGGATACGGCTTGAAGCCCCTGTCATCGCCATCGAAAGAGCGCTGCCACCGAAGCGTTCCCGACCATGTTCCGGTGACGGTGTATGTCCACTTCCGGTCATTCCAATCGGTGCTGGAAATGCCGGTGACCTTGAAGGCATCGGTGAACTGCCCTGCCCCTGCCAGTTGCGTCGAACAGGAAAAGCCCTCATGGAACAGCGAAAACAGCGTGCCCACATGATCGGCCGTGAAGAATGGCGCCGACGCCGTGAGAGTGCCATTGCCCTCGGTGGCGCTCGGGGTGATCTTGACCGCCCGCGTCCTGTCGAGCGTGAACGGCCCATTGTCTGGCTGGTAATTGACGACGGACCATGACCTGGTGGAGCGGCGCTCGATGCGTTGCGGCCGGTAGCCGTCGCAGGCAACGAACACCACATCGGCCGACTGCGCGAAACGCATCGTCCACAGATCGGCCTCGAGCCAGTTCGTGGGCAGCGTCATGATGCCCGCCGCCTCCACGGTGACGCTATCGACGCGCTTCAACTGCTCCAGTTCGGATTGGAACAGCAGATAGAACGACGCCCCTGTGGGCGTGAAGGCCAAGGAATGTGTACCCGTCCGCAGGATCGTTTCGTTGATGTATTCGTCACCGCCCGATGTCGATCCTACACGCAGCGTTACCGGGCCGCGCTCGACAACAATGCGAAGCGCATGTTCAGTCCCGATCTCATTGACGGTGATGGTTTGCGCGGCTGAGGCTTTTGAGCCCCGAGCGAGGGCTGTCAGGTTGAGATAGCCGCCAGAGACCGTGCTGGTAGCACCCGACGTTGCGGTGAGCGTCCAGCCGGTGCCCGACGAGAAATTGCCGTTGGTGATTGCCGCCGTGACGGTTGGGCGCGTTACCAGCACGTCATCCACCTTGACGCGCAGAAGCCTGTCGGTGAATTCCATCAACGCGGCGTCCGTCGCGCCGAAGACGAATTCCTTCAGCCGGCAGATATTGTTGCTGTCCGTGGTCGAGAGGTATTCAAGCCCCGGTCGCATGAAGGCGGGGCCGCTGGTGAGAGGAAGCAGATTGGTCTGGATTTCGGCCGCAAGCCGCATGCGCTCCAGATCGACGCGGGCAAGGTGCTTCTTGTCCTGAACGCCTACGCAAAAATGCTGGAGGTACGTGTTGACGCGTGGCATCTAGAGGCCGCGCCTCGTGCCGGTCAGCGAACCCCTGCGGAGCCGGGAGCGTACCAGCCGGCCGGCCGGCGTGTAAGCCACGCGCTCGTCCACGGCGTCCAGGGTCTTGGCTTCAGTCAGGAGAGTCTTGGCGAGATTGAACAGATCGGAGCGTGTTCCCTTGTCGGAGGAAATCGGCAGCGAGCATTGGAACGCCAGATAGGCCGCAAAAGCCTCCGCGAACGGCTGCCGCCATGCCCCGATGTTCCACCCGTAGGCATCGCCATTCGAAACATAGCGCACATAGAGCGTGTCGCTATTGGCGTACCAGTAGGAGGTTTCGTCGGCGAAATCCTCGAAGCCGATGCCGAAGTCAGGATCTGTGTTGATGTTGACGGTTCGGACCCAATCAGCCGGCTTGGAGAACGCATACTGATAGCCGAACAACGGCTCCACATCTTCATCAGCGCTCAATTGCGATGTGCGGATGGCGAAGTTCCAAAGGCCCTTGGCGAGCATGTATTCGCCGGCATCCTGCCATGCATCGTCCAGCGCATAACGAGCGGGGCTCACCTCTGTGAGGCTTGCCACGCCCGCTGCGTTGCCGAGATAGCGTAGCGCTGATTTGTAGATGGAGAGGCGAGAGGCCATGTCAGGCTTCGCACTTCATGGTCACAACCTCACCGCCCGTACTATCATCCAGCAGTGCAGCTATCTCGACTGCCTTGGCTGCATCGGCGCCCATGTACATGGCGGCATTGGCCGCTGGAGACCCACTACCCCATGCGCCAAATTCAGTCGTGACATCGAAAGATGCGCCGGCCTCATAGATCGTGAGAGAGCCAGTCTTGCGCAGTCGAATGATCGTAGACTCCGAAAGCGAAGGTCTGTCGCCGCCTTCGCCATTTTGAAGCCAGCGGATGAAAGCCACCGCCTCAGCATAGGTGCCAGTGACGCCCGCAACGTCGCCGGATGGCAAACGGAAGAGTTTGCTGGCCGAATATCGATGTATCCAGCCGCCGTTCATCATCCGACTGTCGGCGGCCAGGATGCCCCCGCGATAGGCAATGGTTGTCATGCCGAGAGGCCCGAAGCCTTCTGGGAATGCGCGATTGCAGCCGCTACAGCTTCGGCCCGCGTCTTGTGATCCTTGCTGACCACCAGATGCGGATCGTTCGTCATGGCACGCCATTTGTGGGCCGGCGCGAAATTGACGGTGTAGCCTTCGGGAGGCTGAGGCGCGTCTTCCGGCAGTTCGCCTGTCTGCTCAATGACCGGCTTGACCGCGGTCTTCGTCAGATCGATCGCATGAAGGAGCGCCGTCTTGACCCAGCCTGTGCCGCGCTCCACAACAAGCAGATGCAGGCGCCAGGAGCGGTCTTCCGGCGTGACGATAACTTCGTCATCGACCGTGACCTTGGAAAAGATGTTGGCCCAATTGCCGGGGATGGAGACATCCTCCATGGTCATGGAGTTCGGAACCACCATGCGCCGAAGCGTGCGGGTGTAATCAGCGCTGTTGAGCGCCGTCTGTGCGGGGATCTTCATTTGGTGCCTCATGGATTGGGAGCGGTTCGGGGGCCAGCACAAGGCCAGCCCCCACGACCGCGAGGGAGGCAACCCGCGACCGAAGCCGCGAATTGCTTATCAGGTGATCGCGGTCGGAGCCGCCACCGTGGCAGCCGCGCCGGAAACCGACGCAACCTGGTAGCGTTTGTATTTGGCGGTGCCGGTGTTGATGGCGTCCACCAGATCGCCGACGCGCATGCCCTTCGTCACGCCGTCCGAGAACCAGGAAGCGCCGGTGATGGTGGCGTCCGAGTCCGCAGCGGAGTTGAAGTACATGAACACGCGCGGCATGTAGCCGCCGACCGGGTTGATGGTCATCGCGAGATTGTCGGGAACGTATGCCATTGGTTCGTCTCCTTACGTGGCAACGAACGCCGAGCCGTCGTGAGTGATTTTCACGATGCCGGTGTTCTGGAGGATTTTTGCTGCGTGGAAGACGGTGGCGCGAGACCAGGACGTGTCCTGCTTCTCATCGTACCCGATGGCGATCTTCTCCTCGCCAACGTTCACCGCATAGCCGATGGCGTCGCGGTGGAACATATAGCAGATTTCCGAAGAAGTGCCGAGGCCGGTGATGCGGCTGGAGACGGCCCAATTGATGCCCATCCAGCGGAACATCTTGCGGGCCGGGCCACCGAACGGCTTGACATCCACGTAGTCGCCCGAAGCGAATTCGGTCGTCTGCATGAGATAGCCGCGAAACGCCGGGGAGATGACGGCGAACATGTTGTTCTCGTCTTCCACCGGAATGTCGGCATTGCCAAGGATCGCCTGGGCGCCGGTAACGGTTGCCAGGGAGGCAGTGCCGGTGCCGAAGTCCTGCGTGGCGTTCGCCAGTTCGGCCAGCATCGTGAGATCGATGTCGCGGTT